CATGAGCAAGTGGCTAAAGATACAAGACAAAGACACTGCATTATCTTTTATTAAGAAGGGTTTTAAGTTTAGAAAGCAAAAGGACGAATTACAGTTCGTGCCATGTCAAGTGGAGGTAAGAAACTTAAAGGAAGTTCCTTCTATAAACGCCTATCCTTATATTCATGAAGCTTCTATTTGGGAAGAACTAGATCTAAAGCAGAGATTTTCTTATGAGGATATAAATTATAAATTTCAGGATTTAAATGGAGCCATTATAGGGATCGACACAAGAGAAAAGAATAGATTAGATTTTAAGGGGATTAAATCCATAAAACATAAGTTTGATTTTGGTGATTATGGTTTTATTAATGAGCCTTATTTTTGTAACACATTCTTTGAAAGAAAGTCTATTGCAGACTTATGGGGTACAATGTCTAAAGGTTATGATAGATTTTGTAGAGAGATAGAAAGAGCTAATAATGCTGGAGCGTATATCATAGTTATGATTGACTATGCCTATAGCAAAGCTACTGGTTACAACTTCAATAAAAGATATTCCAAATCGACGTCTAATTTCATTTTTCATAGAATTAGAAAAATGCTTCAGACATATGATAATGTTCAATTTCTTTTCTCTGGTGGCAGAGAACAGAGTGAATACTTGATAACAAAGATAGGCATGATGGGAGAAAATGCTAAAAAGTATGACTTGCAATATCTCTTAGATACCAAAAAAATAAAATGATTGAAAAAGGAAATTTTGGATTAGAAAATCCCAACATAGTAGATGAAATGCTTAAAGTCGAGGGCGACTTGAATCAAGCAGAAGCTGCTGAAATGGTTGCAAAGTTACTAGCTTCAAAGCCAGGATTACTTTATAATATGTTGACTGGGGGAGAAAATTTGTTTAGCTATCAGATTGCCAAGATAGCTATTCTAGCGAAGAGAGACTTTACTTTAGACGTTAGTGCTAGAGGTGGTGCTAAAACCTTCACTGCGGCTGTATTTGCCCTGATATACGCTATTACTCATCCTGGTATTAAAATTCTAGTATTGGGTCCAACTCTAAGACAGGCAAAAACCCTCCTTAATTATATTATGGACATAGCAAAGAAGCCTAATGCTTTTTTGCTGCGACAGTTCTTAACTGAGAAAAGTTACAAGAGAGATCCAGATAGGTATTCTATTAAAATTGGAACTGGAATCTTTGGACCAGAATCAGAAATTTTTGCTATGGCTTTAGGCGATGGAAAGAAGATTCGTGGTGCTAGAGCGCAAGTAATTATTCTTGATGAGGCTTTCGCTATTCCTCAAAATATCATTGATGAAGTTATTGGACCAATGATGATTGTCAATGCTAATATTTCCGAAAGAGTTAAAACTAAGGAGTTGGAAGATAAATTAATAGAAAGCGGCAAAATGCAAGAAAGCGAAAGAAGGAGATTTGCTAACAATAAGATGATTATGCTTTCTTCTGCCTGTTATGAATTCGAGTCTTTCTATAAGAGATTTGAGAGCTATAGGGACAAAATTCTAGACCCAAACCTAGAGAGACAAGATGGAGAAATAACTTATGGTATTGTGAACTTGGGCTGGGAAGCTCATCCAGACGAACTACTATCAAAAACATTTGTTTTAAGAGAGCAAGAATCGATGTCTGAAGACTCTTTTAGGAGAGAGTATGAAGCGCAGTTCTCTCCAGACTCAGCATCGTATTTCAAGATGTCTGTAATGGCTAAGAGGACTTTAAGCCCAGGCGAGTATCCTCACGTTGAAATTAGGGGAGATGATTCATCGAAGTATTTTTACATTCTTGGCATTGACCCTAACTTTAGTAACTCAGAGACTAGTGATAATTATGCGATGGCTTTACTGAAGGTAGAGAGAGGCAAGCAAAACAAAGCTACTTTGGTTCATAACTACGCCGTTGCAGGTCTTGAAGCGGATAACATTATTGAATATGTAATTTATCTAATTACTCATTTTAATATCGAGTATATCATAATGGATTTTGCTGGTGCTAGACAATCTTTAGATACGTGGAATAACTCCTCTTTGTTTAAAGAAAGAAATTTGAAACTAGAGGACTTTGAAGCTAAATTTGACTCAGAGAAGGACGTTCGAGGTAGTAAAAGTTCTTATGATTTGGGATCTAGAAAGATTGTACATATCCAAAATTTTAATACTGGATGGATCAGGGAAGCTAATGAATATATGCAAATGTGTTTTGATAGAGGCAAACTCTTCTTTGCTTCTTCTCCTGTCGATAGCGAATTCGAGAGCATGGTCAGAAAGAGGAATATACCAATAGATAAAATCAATTATCTATATGGCCAAGAAAACGAAGACAACTTTAAGGAAGATGATTGGTTAAAGAAAAAGCAATATGACTTTATTGAACATCAAGTCAGATTAATCTCACAATCTAAAACAGAATGTGCCAATGTTAAAATGACTGCATCTCCACAAGGTCATCAAACTTTTGATTTGCCGACGGCAATGAGAAAAATGAATACGCCAGACAAGCCTAGAAAAGATAGCTACTCAGCACTTTTACTTGCAAATTGGGGTAGAAAATGCTATGAATTACTTAACGAAACAGACGAAGAAGAAACACCAACTTGGGTTCCTCCAATGATGTTCTAATCTTTCACATAAAGTCACATTAAATGTAATATCTAGCAAATGGCAAAAAAGAAATACAACTCAAACTCTCTCTATCACACCGATAGAAAAGCGTATTATGCTCAAAAAGAAGCCAAGACTTCCAGTCAAGAGCCAGAACTAACTTATAACGATGTTTTCTCTAATAGAGAGACTCTTGAAAAGAGCATTGGAATGGTAGCTGGAAATAACAGTAGGGATGGATTTCTTGGTAGAACTTTTGACAGCGCATTGGGAGTAGATAGTAAGCTGGCTTCAAGATTTCCCAATTTGATTGGCAAAGGGACTCTCTATCGTAGATATGCGGACGGATATATCGGCATTCAAGAAGTTGTATACTTGTGTCAGAAGGCATGGGAAGAATTTCAGTTATTCAGGAATACTATTGAAACTATGGTAGAATTTTCTGTTTCGGAGATTCAGATAAGTGATAAGAATAGTTCTGCAAAGGCATTTTGCAAAGGCTGGCTAGAAGCTGTAAATATGCAGGGATTTTCTGAGCAGTTCTATAGAGAGCTGTATAGATCTTGCAACCTTTTTGTCTATAAGATAGGTGGCAATGTAAATAAAAAAGATATCAGTAGCCTGAAGGATATTAAAAGTGGCAACGTAAATATTCCAGTTAAGTATACTGTTCTTAATCCAGCGCAAGTAGCTCTTGAAGGTGGCGTAACATATGATTCTGCTGTCTACAAAGTGCTTAGCCCATATGAAATACAAAGATTAAAAAATCCAAAAACTCCAACTGAAAAGTCTATTTTTAATAAATTAGATAAGGAGATTCAGGTTCAAATACAAAATTATAGTGAAAATTATGGCGGTTCTCAAGAAACTTTAAGAGTGCCATTAGAAGATGTTGATTCTATCTTTTACCAGAAACAGGACTACGAATATTTCGCCGTTCCTCTTTTCTATGGAGTATTAGACGATATAGAATTAAAAATGGAAATGAAGAACGCCGATAGACAGATTATTAGTTCTTTGGATAGTATGCTTCTTCTTCTCACTATGGGTGGAGCCAAGGGTAGAGACGGAACAGAGCTTCCTCCTAATCCTGAACACATGGCTTATATGAGAACCCTTTTCGAGAACAAGAAGGCTCAAAGAGTTCTAGTTGCCGATTATACCACAAAGGCTGAGTATGTCATACCAGACATTGATAAGATTATTGGTAAGGCTAAATACGAACAAGTTAATGAAGATATTAGAGAAGGTTTGCAAACAGTGTTTGGAGGTAATGAAACGTTTTCAAATTCCGTAACCAAAGTAAAGATCTTCTGCGAAAGGCTTCAAAAGGGTCAGAATATATTTAAGAAGTGGCTTGAAGACGAACTGCATGATGTTTGCGAGAAAATGGGATTCAATGCGAAACCCACTGTAAAATTATCTTCCGTAACTTTAGAGGATGACGCTCAAATGTTCAGAGTTTATACCAGAATGGCAGAACTCGGTTTCTTGACTCCAGAAGAATTATTTGAAGCGACTAAAAATGGTATGCTTCCTAATTCCCATGAGAGCGTTCTCTCTCAAAGGAAGTTTAAGAAACAAAAAGAAGAAGACATTTACTTTCCTCAGATTTTCAACAACAGTCAATACAATCCTTTGGATTCTGACGCAGAGAGCAACGACAAGCCCTCTACTAATCAAGTTGGAAGACCTCCAAGCAAGGACTCTGGATTTAACGAAGTTAGACAAAGAAGAGTCGGCAGCATTCAACAGCTTTCTATAAAAAGCGTTAAAGATGTCTTGGGTGAATACGATAATCTTAAGTCTGACGTTAACAAGTCGTTTTCTAAAAAGTATGGCATAAATGAAATTAGCGAAAAGCAGAAAGAGATTACTAAATCTATTGCCTATAATATTTCTAAGAATTACGAGATCAAAGATTGGAAAACTGCAATTAAGGAAGTTATCGAGAAGAAGGTTATTTTGAACAATACAGAAATTGAAGAACAGATTAAGAGCATATGTAATGATTTTGAACTTACAGATGATTTCATGGGTATGTTGATCTATCATGCTAAATAACTTCTCAATTTTGGTGTTCCTATGTATATAACTATATGCGCTCATCATTAAGTGATAAATTCAAGTATAAAAGTACCTTTCTTTCAAAGGCGAACGTAGTTTCACTAAAAAGCTCTGATTTATCGACAGCATCTTTGCAAAATTTAAAGGATACGCTAGACGTATCAGAAGGAGATATAGAAAAAAATCCTGATCTTTTATTTCTTTCTGCAGATCTTTATGTTTCTGATAATGCAAATAAGAATGGAGATCTAGTTGATAGAGAAGGTGCGCTTGAACTTGCAAAGCAAGTACCTAATAAATATTTAAATCTAGAACACGAACAGGATGTCATTGTAGGGTCTTTAATAAGTCCGTTCTACAGAGAATACTCTGGAGAAAGAGAAATGATAGAAGAAGGTAGTCTAAAAGACTATGACGGTCCAGTTGTAGTTGGAGGCACTGGATATATCTGGAAAAGTGTTAACCCAGACTTGGCTGAATTTCTAATTGAAGCTTCCGAAGAGGATAGCGAAAATTATGGAATGGCATCCATGTCATGGGAAGTATATTTCAATGACTTTGAAATCTTAAAGGGTTCAAAGTATGTTGCTGAAGGAAATGTAGTTTCTGACAAGCGAGAGATTGAAAAAATGAAACCCTTCTTAAGATGCTATGGAGGAAACGGGGACTACGATGGTTCTCCTATCTACAGGTTAATAAAAGGAGAAAAATTATTTTTAGGTGCTGGTATAGTTAAAAATCCTGCTGCTGACGTAAAAGGAATTGTAACTTCGGAATCTAAAATTATTAAAAATAAAAATAAAAAAAATTCACAAATAGTGAAAATGAATGTAAAACCAAATAAAGCAATGAAAATCTCAAATATTACAGATTATAAAAATGCGCTTGCTTCTATTACCGATGGTGAAGAAGTGAACGTAACTACTCTTGCATCTTTGGAAGCGAATTTCGATTCAGTGATTGAGAAAGCTCAAGCTTCCGCTATCGCCGATGAAATTCGTGTGAAGAGCGAAGAGTTTGCAGCTTCCATCTCTGAAAAGGATGAGGCTATTGCACAAGTTGAAGAAGCTCGTGCAGCGTTGGAGAAGAAAGTTGAAGAACTTGAAGAAGCTAAGGCTGCTCAAGCATCCGAACTTTCGGAAATTAAAGGTAAGCTAGAAGCACAAGAAAAACAAAGAGTGTTCGACGAAAGAATGACTGCTCTTAGTTCTGAGTTTAACCTTGAAGGTGAAGTAGCAAAAGTTGTTGCTGAAGAAATCAAGGATATCAATGAAGAGCAGTATGATTCTTGGCTTACTAAATTTAAAATTTTAGCGGGTAGCCACCTTAAGGCTGAAGCTAGTGCAGAAGACTCTGAAGAAGTGTCTGAAGCGAATGAAACCGATGAGAGCGAAACTGAAGAAGCAGTTGAAACAGAAGTAGAGGCAGCTGTTGCCGAAGCATCTGAAGAAGCTACCGAAGAAGTTACTAACTCTCAACATGAATACAAATCCCTTAATGATGAATTTGAAAACTTCGAGTTCGAACTTGCGGGTAAATAAAAAAAAACATAAAATAAAATAATTATGGCATATAAAGACCTAATCCTAAAACCAACTCGTAACGTTCCTCCTCACAAGATCGTTTCTGAGTTTCGCACGGACTTCACTGGTCAGGCTGGTCATCTTGTCAAGGTTTCTTCGTACGACCCTGACTCTGACACTTACTACAGCTCATCCCCAGTAGGAGGTTCCTATGATGGTATCTACAGCAATCAGCAAGTAGCTCCATATTCAGTCACCACAACTGCGGACGGCGATACAGCCTCTCAGGTTCTTGGTATCACTCTCGAAGGCACTGCTGTTACAGATACTAACGGCAATAAGATCGATGGCTTCAACAAACGTTGGGCAGATGAAAACGGTTACGTTGCTTCTGGCAAGCCAGTACAAATCGCTACAGAAGGTATGTTCTGGATTGACGCGAATCAAATCAAGGGCGGCGTTCCTGCTCCTGGTTCTGGTTTAAAGGCTTTCGGAACTGGATCTTTTGGTCTTGTTGACCTTTCTGCTACCAATGCTTCTGGTTCGTTGTTTAACGCTCCTCTAGCTATCGGTAAGGTTATCTCAAGCACTGGCACTCGTCAGTCTGATGTTCTCATCCAACTGTCACTCTAAAATATAAGGTATTACTAAAATGAAAATCAAACTAAAAGAAAAACCAGAACAAATCGCCCTCATTAAGGCTATGGGTTCGAGTGACGAAGAAACTTCTGCAAAAGCAATGAAGGTTTTCGCAAACCTTGTTGGACCTCTTGCACGAAAAGTTCTTGACGAAACTAATATCATCGATTCCTTGTATGATACAATTTCTGTTGGAGAATTTGAGCCTCGTACCATCCCTCTTGATGACTTCTATAACGTCGATAAGCCAGATTATGTTCGCGTAACATTCTCTAGTCAACCAGGCGATCTTGCATACAGCCAATTGACTGGTGCTGATGACATCCCCTTCACTACTTTCGTAGTTACATCTGCTATCGCAATGTATCGCAAGTATCTTAAGGCTGGACGTATTCAACACGCTGAAAATGGTATCCGTAAGATGATCAACGAAGTTCGTTTCAAAATGAAACGTCAAGGCATCCAGCCGATCCTTGATTCAGTTGCTAACGTTCAAACTAATGATCAGTATCACGTTACTCGTTCTCACCAAGCTGGAAGATTCGTTCTTGCTGACTTAAATAGACTTGAAACTCTTGCTTCTCGTATCGTTACTTCTGCTCTTGGCGGAACTGCTAACGCTTCAGGCGCTCGTGGTATCACTGACTTGCTCGTTTCTCCTGAAATCGTTGAAGACATCCGCGCTATCGCGTATAACCCAATGAACACAGTTGCTGCTGACGGTGGCGCTCCTGCTAATACAGAAGACGGTATTGCTGCTCCTGATTCGCTTCGTAACGAAGTGTATGGTGCTGCTGGTATCCCAAGTCTCTATGGCACTAACATCATCCAAATGGTTGAGATGGGTGTCGGTCAAGACTTCAACACCATCTTCGATGCGTTTGCAGGTACTAACGCCTATGTTGATAATGCAGGAACTGGTACAGCACAATTCAATGGTGCTACTGAGCAAATCGTTCTTGGTATCAACAGATCTGTTGATGTTAACGGTCTTGTTAAAGTTGAAATCAGCGACAGCGAAAGCGGTTCGACATTCAATGCTCTTCCTGACAACCAGTTTGTTGCCAGAGAAGGTAAGGTTGGATTCTACGGACAGGCTGAAGCAGGTTATCTTAGCGTTGAGCCAAGAAACCTCTTTGCCATCGCGGTCTAAGACTAACAAAATTAAAACTAATCCCGTCAGAAATGGCGGGATTTTTTTTGTGCCTACACCCAATACTTTTCCCAGAATGCCGCTACACCTGTATATAATAATATGGAAAAAATTAATGGAAAAATTAAGGGCAGCGATTCTTTAATCACTGCATTGGGAAATAAAAAGAGTGTAGCAGGGGTATCTCAAGTTTTAGACTATAAAATGCTTATTAGTAAAATGCCTCTTGAAAAACTGTATAGACACGGATTAGAAGAGTTTGGTATTAAGCCCAATAGATCCGTGAAAGGCAGAGAAACTTTTGAAAAAAAATGTATTGCGGCTTTTAGAAAAAATACAGGTCAACTCATGGATAAAAATGTGTCTATAAAAAAAATGACTAAACGCAAACAAAGAAAACTAGACGAAGTACTCAAGAAGGGTATTTAATTTCTTTGTAGGGTTTTTTAACTGTAATAATAGTTATGTCTACATATGAATTAACAGGAGTCGCTTATGAGATTCATCAAGAGTTAAATTTTCCAACTGAGCCGAGTCAAAGTAGAGTAAATCTTTGGTTAGAATACAATGTTGGAAAGCTAAACAATAAAATTTCTACTAACTATGCTTTAAATTCTGGAGAGTATGTACCTCTTTTGTGTCAAGATGAAAAGGATGTTTTAAAATCTCTTTATTATGTCGAATATTATACAAATTTGTCTAGAGATATTTTAGTAAGAAGCTCACAAGGCGGTAATATAGTTTCTATAAAGGATGATCAAAGTTCTGTTACTTTTGAAAAGAGCAAAGATGCTTCTGTTGAGATTTATAAAATTGCCCAAGACATGGATAGAAAATCTACCGATTTGGTAAATTTGTATAAGCACAATAGGTCTGGACCAAGAGATCCTCAAGAAAATTTGACTGGTTATAAATATTAATGAGCTTATTAACCGACAGTCAGCAGAACTATGTTAATTCTGGGATGATGAATTTGCATAATTTTTTTGCTAGTAAAAATAAGTTTTTTGCGATTAAAAAAGGCACAACTACTATTGTTAGTGAAAGTAGCAGTCATAACGCTTTTTATAATAGTAGTATTCAGAACAGTGTAACTACTGAAACAGAAACTAGTGGGATGTTCTTGGCTAGAGCTTACTATTTAGACAAAGGTACTGAGTTTAAAGAAATAGATGGAAATCAGGGAAGTATTACGGCAAATCCAAGAATTAAGCTAGTTACCGATGTGACTGGCAGAGATTTCTTACAAGATTCTAAAGACGTTTATTGGGATGAAGAGTTCTATGATGTAATTTCAGAACCAAGAAGACACGGTTTATTGCAAAATAATTTTTATACTTATTTCTTAGAGAAAGTTAATTGATGGCGATTTTTAAAGCACAGATAAATAAAAAAATTAC